CCCGCCACTGCTGCTTCAGGTCCGCCATGGCGGCGGTCCGCAATGCAGCCAGGCGTGCCAGGACGGTGTCCTTGGCGATGTTGGGGGGTGGCTCGGTCATGCAAGTCTCCGTGGTTTCGGTTTCGCATGACGGCGCTGGCGGGCAGTGAAGTGTAGCGAACTGTCTCCCCGGTCGCGGGCTGGTTCCGCGTCACGCGCGAAATCCTCGCCAGCGCGGCTGCGCAGCCGCACCAGCCCGCGGGCCAGGATGGCGCAGACCTCGCGGAGATGGGGTGGGAGAAGCGTGTTCGGTGGGTTGGGCGGCGGCATGACGGTCCATCGCGGATTGTCCTACCAAGTATCTACCGATCGAGACCGCCCATTTTCCCACGGGTGCGGAGAGCAACCTGTCCGCCGTCCTTACGCCGACCGCCGCTCTGCCTCCGGCAGGAAGATCTGCCAGAGCGGCTTCAGCTTCTTCTTGATGGTGCTGTCATCGGGAACTTTCCGGTTCTCGGTCTCAAACCACGAGCGCAATCGATCGACCAGTGCCGACTGGCTGGAGGGCACGCCTTCAAAATAAAGCGTGCGGGCGACCTCGATCCAGAAGGCATCCCAATCGTGCGTCGGCTGCGCACCGCGCGTCCGCGCGGGCAAAGCGACGATGTCGGCGCGCCCGACAGAACCACCGGAGACCGCAATGCCCTGGGCCGCTTCAAAGCGCTCGACCTCAGCGTGTCGCAGGACAAGGTCCTCCCTGCGAACCTCGAGGATTCCCTCATGCACGTCAGACATAGAGATCTCCATGTATTTGCCGGACTGAACGACAAATTGATCCACCGCGTAACGGCCCATACGCAGAATGTGCCACGCATGGTCTCCTCGAAGGTCGACGACGCCAGTCAGGAACTTCGTCCCTTCCGGGATACGACACCATTCCTCCTCGTCGACCTGATCCCAGGAGCCGAATTCGACCATGATTCCACCCACGACGACAGACAGCCGTAGCTCGTCGCCAAGGGCGAACGGTTCGAAGTCAGCCAGGAGCATGCCCCATCGTTCGCAGAGTTCATCAAGCCGATAGAATTGCTTCCGAAAGTATTTCGTTGCCACATCTTCCTCCCCTACTGCCCGTTGAACGACCGTAGCCGGCGATACGCCTGCACCACCTTGCCCAGGTCGCGCCGCATGTCGGGCGGCAGACGTTCCGCTTCCACAAATAGTTCATCGAGCCGCATGCCAATGATTGCCGCCGCCCGCTCGATCAGTTCGTCCCGCGGCGGCTTCTCATGCCCTCGCTCAATACGCGACCAGTAGGCCGGCGAGATGCCGAGCCGATCCGAGAAATCGTTGAGGCCGATCCCCATGGCCATCCGCCGGGCTCGCACGATCTGTCCGAAGCTCATCAGCGACCTCCCTTGATCAGCCCGTAGAGTGACACCCGCACCGTGACGAAGCGCTCGGACACACCGAATTCCGCGGCCAGCGCTGCCAGAATGCCGGCGACGGCGTCAGGTGGATTGCCCGCTGCGAGCACTGGGGCACAGGGTCGTCCCTGATGGGGCGCCCGGGCCAGTCGCAGCCCTTCGCTCCGCGCCATGGCCAGCAGCCGTGTGTGCAGGGCGATCGGCGGGGTCAGGAACGCCCCCATGAATTCATTCGCCCGGCCTTCGGCGCCTCGGGGCGACCGGTCCAACACGTCGGCCCCGGCGGCGATGGCGCGGTAATGCCGTGTGCCGGTTGCCAATGCCGCGGGCACGTCGAACAGCATATGGCCCAGTTCGTGCGCGGCCGTGGACAATTCCAGATCGGGTCGATTCACCGTCAATTCCGGATTGACGGAGATATAGGCGCAATCGGGCTCATCGGGCTCGGTGCCGCAGATCCCCAGGACAGGGCGGCCTTTCTCGTCTGACACCGGATGTGCCAGGTCCCAGGCGATGTCGAGGCATCGACCGTTCACGTCGATCTGCTGACAGGCCCTCACAAGGGCGGGAATGGTCACGGCCAGCATATCCGGATCGCGCTGGACCTGGTGGCGCACCTGAGCGGCGACCGCTCGAATGGTCGCGACGGCCATGCCTCGCAGGGCATGGGGCCCCGGTTGGTAGGGGTAATGGACATAGAGCGTCATAGGACACAGTTCCTTCTGATTTGGCGTTTCATCAATGCAGATGTTCATCGTATGTTCCGGAACGTGGCGGAGTCCAGAGACATGTGAGACCGGTGGGGCGGAAATCGCCTTTCCGCCCCAACTCCCGCCCTTTCGGGCCGCCGACCAAGATTTTATGACGTGATCACAGCGGGTTCCTAAATAGCCCGGAAAATCCGCCCCGCTTTCCGCCCTATCCCGCCTCACGGCATCGGCGATTTTTGTGCTGGGTTCCCCCCATCACATCGCTCCAAGCCGCAGAGGATTATCCGGTGGTTCCGCAACACAGCCCTCCCACTCCAATCTACCCAGTCTGGGATAATAATCGGATTGGGTCCGCACTCGTCGCCGCCCATCGCCACGCCAATCGTTGGATGCGGCACGGTGGTCGCGACCCCGCCGACAGGGACGACCTCCGCCAGGATATCCTGGTCGCCATCGTCGAGCGGGCGCCGCAGTACGACGCCACCCAGAGCGCCTGGACCACCTTCGTCGGCCTGCTCGCCCGTCATGTCGTCGCGGACCGCATGCTCGCCGAAAGCAGTGAACGACGGACGGTTCTGGTCCCGATCGACATCGAAGCCTGGGACACGTGCGAGAAGCTGTCATCCGCAACCCAGCCGGACGACAGCGATGGTGCCGTGGCGACAGCGCAGCGCGTCGACCTGGAGGCCTTGGTCGCCGATCTCCCGAGCGTGGCGCGTCAGACCTTGCTGCTGCTGATGCAGACCGAGGGTGAGATCGCGACCGCACAGCGCCTGAGCGGGCGCTCACGCTCCGCGTTCTACCGATCCGTGGATGACCTGCACCTGTGGCTTCGCGCCGCCGGTCTCGGGATGGCCGCTCGCACCCGTGGGAAAATCGCGCCTCTCGATCGGTAAATACTTAGCAGCCCCACTCGAGAACAAAGGACCGAGGCCATGTGCCCTCTGACCCCCGATAGTCTGTGTCTGACCGCTGCCATCCCAGAAGACCCCAGCATGATGGTCCCTGATGTCAGGGACGCGAACGCGCTGTGCGATTGGGTGACCGCGGCGTCGCCGGGCGACACCATCGCGTATCATGTCGGCTTTCTGGCCCGCGATCGTTACAAGGTCATCTCCGACCTGCCGGAAGACGAGCGGCTTGAACTGGACGCGCTGGCAGACTGCGTGATGCGCATGGGCGAGGCGGGCTGGGTTCGCCTCCTGCAACGCCGCATCGACGTTGAATGCTTTGCCTATCTGGTGGTTGTGCGCACCCGTCCGCGCCAACGCCGCGGGGAGAGCGTTATCCCTCTGCCGATCATCACGCGCCGCGGCCCGGATCAGTCGCTGGCCGTCACAGTGATGCAGGAGGCCGCGTGATGGACGCGGTCCGTAGCAATCGTCCGACCCTTGAGGCTGTGCGTCACCGGCCGATCGGTGAGGTGATCAACCTGCCAGCCGAACATCTCGCCTTGTTGCAGGAGGAATCCCGTTCCACGCTGGACATGGCAAAGCGTGCCGTCGAGTGGATCGAAGGGGCCATTGCCCTGCGGTATGAACAGCAGGCCGTGGCATTGCGCGGTCAGCAGGGCAAGGACACAGGCACCGTCCGCTTCGATGATGGCCCCGTCACTGTGGTGGCGGAACTCACCAAGAAGGTCGACTGGGACCAGCGCCAATTGGCCGATCTGGTCGAACGCATCCGCGTCGGCGGTGAGAATCCAGGCGAATACGTCGAGGTCAGCTTCAAGGTCGCCGAACGCGCCTATGCTGCCTGGCCCGAACGGATCCGCACGGTGTTCGAACCCGCTCGCACCGTTCGCACCGGACGTCAGACCTTCAAGCTCACGCTGAACGCGGAGGGCATGTGATGGCCCTGCGCATTGTTACCGCCGACGAACGGCTGTCGCACGGGGCGAACAAGTCCACCGTCGCGCTGTTCGGCCCCACCGGGTCGGGAAAGACCACCCAGCTCAAGCACCTGCCTGAACGGGAGACCGTCTGCATCGACCTCGAGGCCGGATTGAAATCCGTGCAGGACTGGCGCGGCGACAGCCTGCCGATCCGCACCTTCGATGATGCCACCGCCGTCGCCTGTTTGATCGGTGGCGTAAACCCGGCGGCCGCACCCAACGAATTCTACTCGGAGAGCCACTATCAGCATCTCCGAGGCAAACACGCGGATCTGGCCCGACTGCTGGACGGGAAATCTATCATCTTCCTCGACAGCCTGACCGACCTGACCCGCCAGGCGATGGCCTGGGCGAAGACAAGGCCCGAGGCGTTCAGCGAGAAGACCTGCAAGCCCGATACACGCGGGGCCTACGGGCTGATGGCCCGCGAGGTGATCGGACTGCTCAAGCATCTGCAGCACGCGCCCGGCAAGACCACGATCATGGTCGGCATCCTGGAAAAGGTCACCGACGAGTTCGGCAAGAGCACCTGGCAGCCGCAAATGGAGGGCGGCAAGGTCGGCCGCGAACTGCCGGGCATCGTCGACCAGGTCGTTTCATTGGCGCTGTTCTCACGAGATGGCGACGGCCCCTGGCACCACGATCCCGAGCGCGGCACCGAGCGCCGCTTCGTCTGCAAGGCCGGCAATGCCTTCGGCCTGCCCGCCAAGGACCGCTCTGGCCGCCTCGACGAAACCGAACCGCCCGACCTCGGCGCCCTTCTCCGCAAGATCAACGCAACCCGCACCACTCAGGGGTGAACCCATGACCTATGACATGAACGATGCCGAACTGCCGCGCGGGTCGGACCTGATCCCGGATGGCAGCTTCGTGAAGGTGACGATGGCGATCCGACCCGGCGGCTGTGATGGTCAGGGGGAAACCGATCGCGGACTGCTCAAGCGGTCCCAGACGCCGGGCAGTGACGTGATGCAGATCGACGCGGAATTCACCGTCACCGTCGGGCCGCATGCGCGCCGGAAATTCTGGCAACTGTTCACGGTTTCTGGCGGCAAGGTCGACGAGAACGGCGTGTCGATCGGCTGGAAAATCTCCAAGGGGCAGTTCCGGGCGATGATCGACAGCGCCCTGGGTCTCGATCCGCACGACATGTCCGAGGCCGCCCGTGGCAAGCGCATGTTGCGTGGCTTGGCTGACCTCGCCGGCATCACCTTCGCCGCCAAGGTGCGGGTCGAGCCAGCAAACGATCCACGGTACAGCCCCAACAACAGGCTGGACCGGGTGGTGCTGCCAGGGGAGCCGGAATACCGCCGCATCATGGATGGTGAGGCCGTTTCGCCGCAACCCGGCACCCGGCCTGCCCAAGCCGCCACACAGGCCGCGCCGGCTCCCGCTTGGGCTCCGCCCGCCTGGTCGGGTTCTGGTGCGACGCCGCCCACGGCACAGGTGAATACATCTGCCCCGGCCCCTGCCTGGGAGCAGCGTTCCGCGGCGAACGCGGTACCCGCGTCATCGCCACCCACCGCAGCACCCACAACCGGTGGCCCGTCATGGCTGAACAGTTGAACCCGGTCATGCGGCCATGGCGCGCAAGCGATGGGCAAGGACGAGCAGCCGTATGCCGGCCCGGGGGATCACGGCGGTTCCCCTGCCGACGACCGCAGCGGATCAGGTGGTACGTCTGGTCTGCGCCCTGTGCGGTCGGGTGGCGAAAGGCTTTTGCTACACACACCAACTCCGCTGGGACGCGTTCCCAAACCACAAGTTCTGCTCGATGGAATGTTGCGATGCCGGCGGTGCACTCGCGCGAAGGAGCGGTGGCATGATCGACAAGACTCCGATGGAAAAGCAGGCGGTCAAGGACGCAAGGCGTCCGTTCGCCGCGGTACTGACGGACCTGGGGCTGATGGCCCCGTTCCACGACCGAACGGCCGCAGACATCGATCGGCTGATCGAGGCCTGCATCGACGGGTTTCAGGACTCGGTGCGCCGACAGGCCGCCGCGCGGGATCCGTTGGACGACGAAGTGCCATTTTAGGGACAGTCTCGAAATGATAGACCTGAACCATGCGTCCGGGCTGGTTTACGGACGTCCGCACCGACCTCCCGACAATGCGAGTGACCGGATCAACATCCATGTCGACAGAGCCTTGGTCGCGCGGAACCGACGGCAAACGCCGCGCGACTATCTCGGTGGCAGTCGCGTTGGTGAAGCCTGCGCACGCAAACTGGTCTACGAGGTCGGCCACACACCGAAAGACCCAAACAAGGACTTCGACGGTGGCATCCTGCGCATTTTCGACGCCGGGCATGAGTTCGAGGACCTCTCGATCCGCTGGCTGAAGGAAGCCGGCTTTGAGCTTCGCGACCGCGGCCGCGACGGCGAGCAGATCGGCTTTAGCGTGGCGGGCGGCAGGCTTCGGGGGCATGCCGACGGCGTCATCGTCGGTGGTCCGAATGTCGGTATCCCTTGGCCCGCGCTTTTCGAACACAAGGCGCTCGGATCGAAGTCCTGGAACGATCTGGTCAAGCGTGGCCTACGGCAGTCGAAGCCAGTCTACTTTGCGCAGGTGCAGCTCTACATGGCGTATCTGCACTTGGACGTCGCGCTGCTGACCGCGCTGAACCGTGACAGCCTGGCACTCCATCACGAGGTCGTGCCGTTCGACGCCAGCGAGGCACAGCGCCTGTCCGATCGGGCGGTCGACATCCTGCGCGCGGCGGATGCTGGCGAACTGCCGCCACGCATCGCCGCCAATGCTGATTTCTATCTGTGCCGGTTCTGTCCTTACGCAGCACGATGCTGGGGGGAAAGCACATGACCTTCACACCGTCACTGCAGCAGGAGGCGGCGATCCGCGCCATCGTCGATTGGTTCCAGAACCGAGCTTATCTGCAACAGGTTTTCCGTTTGTATGGCTTCGCCGGCTCCGGGAAGAGCACGATATTGGCGCACGTCATCGCGGCACTTGGGCTGAAGACCGAACCCGGAGAGGGAGCCGGGGCCAATCGAGTGGTGTTCGCGGCGTTCACCGGCAAGGCCGCGCTGGTCATGACCCGCAAGGGCACGCCGGCATCAACAATTCATTCTCTGATCTATCGCGTCTCGGAAGCTACGCCCGAGGAGATCGAGCGCGCGGAGAAGGAACTGTTCGACCTGCAACACGGTCTCGGCCGAATGGGACTGGCGGAGCGTGCATTCGCTGATATCCAGATCAGCAAGTTGAAGTTGCGCCTCGCGGACATTCACAAGCCGCTGTTCATCCTGAACGATCAATCCATGGTCCGCGACGCCGATCTCATCGTCCTCGATGAGGTCTCGATGGTCGGCGACGAGATGGCCAACGATCTGCTGGCGTTCGGCAAGCCAATCTTGGTGCTTGGCGATCCCGGTCAGTTGCCGCCCATCAAAGGCACCGGTGCTTTCACCGAAGCGGTACCCGACGTGATGCTGACGGAGATCCATCGTCAGGCCGGTGAGAGCGCGATCATCCGGCTGGCTACGATGGCCCGGGAGAACCAGGTCATCCCCTTCGGCGCGCATGACGATCTGGTCTGGAAGATGCCGCGCAACGCGGTAGGACCCGCGCAGATGCTCAATGGTGGGCAGGTGATCTGTGGTCTCAACGCGACCCGGCTGCGGCTGAACGCGGACATGAAACAGGCTGCTGGCTTCCCGGGCCCCTACCCCGAGGGGCGCGACGAAAAGATCATCTGCCTGAAGAACCGTCATGATCTCGGCCTGATCAACGGCATGTTCGTCACGCTCACGGACATCGAGCATGACGGCTCCCTCGCGTTCAACGCCAGCGTTTCAACGGAGGATGGCGACGTCATCTCGGGGCGGCACCGGTTCTACAAAGGCCATTTCGACGATCACATCCGCCTCGATCCCGAACGCGCGCGGCGCGACTGGCGGGACATGCGCGGTCTGATCGAGACATCCTGGGGTTACGCCATCACCTGTCACAAGGCGCAGGGGTCGCAGTTCCCGACTGTCATCGTCTACGACGACGGCTTCGGGCGGACCGCCGAGGACCGTTCCCGCTGGCTCTATACCGCCATTACCAGGGCGGAATGGGGTCTGGTGATCGTCGCGTGAAGGAGAAACCCGTGAGCACCGAACGCGAACGCACGCTCGCACGGAAGTGCGGTGTTTCAGTCAAAGACATCCAGGAGGTGGAGGATCGGCTCCGAGCCATGCCGATGGAGCAGTTTCTCGACGGGGTCTTTGGACCGGGCAAAGCGATCTACGACGAGCAAGCCGATCTATGGATCGTCGCTGATCCCAAACACAAAGGCCCAGGATTCGGCTTTATCGCGGTGCGGCCGGACAAGAGCTTCTTCACCGGCGTCATTCCGCTGTGGGTGCTGCAGTGATCGATCTGAATGTCATCGATGTCGCGCCGGTCAGATTTGATCTGGATGAGATCGTACGGCGTCTGCGCGCAACCGCCGAGACCTGGGTGCCAGGCATGTTCCCGAACGGACGCCGGGAAGGTCATCAATGGCGGCTTGCGAACATTCATGGCGATCCGCCACGTAAGTCCGGGTCCTGTGTGATCGAGCTGCGTGGCGATCGCGCTGGCGACTGGCACGATTTCGATGGTGACCAAGGAGGCGGCCCGCTCAGCACCTTGTCGCATGGCGTCCACCTGTCGGATCGCCCGTTGTTCGCGTACGCCGCCGACATGGTGGGCTGGTCGCCAGCCGCACCAGCCCGGCAAGGACCGCCAGTGGCGGCGACGAAGCCCGAGCGGGACAGCTCGCGTGAGGTGGTGTTCATTCTCGAGCACGCGCTGCCGGTCGCGGACACATCCGTGGAAGCCTATCTGACGGGACGAGGCCTCACAGTCCCCGCAGGCGCCGATCTGCAATTCCACCCGGATCTGACACACTGGGAGACGAAGACCGGCTACCCCGGCATGATCGGCGTCGTGCGCGATGTCGCTGGCGCGGTGATCGCGCTCCATCGGACCTATCTGTCCGAAGATCCCGTCCAACCCGGCGTTGTCCAGAAGGCGACTGTGACCAAACCGCGCATGATGCTGGGACGCACCGGCGGCGGTGCGGTACGGCTCGGCCCAATCGGCCTGGCGGGGGTGCTCGGGCTGTGCGAGGGTATCGAGACCGGCCTCGCCGTGATGAACGCCTGCCCA